CTTGCTGAGAATAGTCAAAACAACCCCATGTATGGCCCTCCTCGGGCACAAATAATGACCTAATCCGTGGTCCAAGATCCTTGTTCCTAGCTGGTATTTGCTGTAAATTTGGGTTCGAGTAACTAAATCTACCTGTTACTGTTCCACCGTTATCTGATCTAAGCTGATTAATTTCAGCATGAATTCTTCCTTTATGGTTATGTTTTAATATGGTATCAATAAATGTGGTATGGGCCTTGTTGATTTCACGGGCCTGGGCAATTAGTTTCACAAGTGGGTGGGGGTGATTCTGCAAAAAATTTTTAGTAAAGGAAGGAGCAGATGTTTTCTCAGTTTTATCGTAGTCTAATTTTAATTTATCAAAAACTTGTGCAATTGATCTTGCAGCCCATATTTGAGTGTCTATTCCTGTTTCTGTTTTTATTTTTTGGATTAACTTATCTTCTTGTAATGATAACTCTTTCTTTAATGTATGAGCTGCTTGAACGTCTACGCGCACGCCTTTAAATCTCATATCAACAAGACAAGGAAACAATTCTGTTTCCATATCCATAATAGAATTTATATCTTGATGGTCTATTTCTTTTTTAAGTTCTTGCCAAAGTTCTAAAGTTATCTCTGCATCTTTTTCTGCATATGCGCCAACATAAATGGCAGGTAGTTTATACATTTCTGCCTTGGCGTCAACACCCCAATCTTTTGCAGCTTGATATAAATCTGTTTCATTTTTTCCTTTTCCAGTGTATCGTTTAGAACAATTGTTTAAGTCATAACGCATTTGATTTTCATCAACTAAGGCCGATGCAATCATCGTGTCAACAATTTTACCGTTAATACTTAAACCGAGCGCTCTAATCCAACAAACGTCATACATGGCGTTATGGAATATTTTTACAGCAGGTAGGTTTAGTACGTCTTGAAACCATTTTAAAACTTTTTTACGATCCATGTTACCACCACCTTCATGTGCTATTGGATAATAACCAGACCAACCTGGCACTGCAACAGCAACACCTACAACATCGCCATTACCAACAACAGAACCAGAACCCATTTTAACTAGGTCTGTGTCTTTTGTTTCTAAGTCAATTGCTATTTCATTATGTTTAGATAAATCTGGAAAAGATTCTGGTGGTAGCCACTCTGTTTGTGGTTTAAATATCGGTATCTGCATCTGTTATTCCCCATGAATTTGGTTTTTTTTCTTCTTTAGGTTTTTCTGGATAGTCTCTATCGATTGCCATATCAATGTAATGTTTAGCTTTAAGTAAATCTTCTTTCTGATTTTTTTGTTTGTGACGACACAAATATTTTATAGCGTTTCCTTCTGCAAAGGGCAAGTTGTTTTTGTTTATAAACTCTGATGGCTGTATGACCATAGATTTATAGTGAGTTCCTCCCACTTGTTTTTTATATATGTCGCTCATAGCATGTATCCTTTTTCATATTTTTTTGGTTCTATTATGTGTAAATTTTCTTTTGTTCTTGTTGCACCAACATAAAACAATCTGTTCTCATCATCTGGATCTCTTTCGTAACCTTTCATAGTATTTTGTGTTAAGTCAGTTAACAACACAACATTTTGTGATTCACCACCTTTAGCTCCGTGTATTGTAGATAGTTCTATACGTGGTGCTTCATTTAATTTTTCTCCGTTTGCTCTCATCTTTCTTAAATAATCTACTTTAGTTTGTCCAGCATCATCAAATGCTTCAAACCAAACTGTTTTAACTTGAAGACCGTAATCTCTTACAAGTTGGTCTATTCCATAAAAAGATTCTTTAACCATACCTTTTATTTTTTTCTTGTGCCAATGTTTAGAACTCATATATTTAGATATGTTTTCTATTTGTTTAAAATTTACTAATTGTCCTTGTCTTAAATGTTCCCAATTTGTAGCTGCTTCGTGTAAATCTTTTTCTGTTCCTCTTCTATATCTTGACGAATAATAAAGACCACGTTGATACAAAGATTCTTCTATATCTTTTAATAAATGTTTAGTTCTTGCTAACACTAACCATTCACCATTTGACATGTCAATTGTGTCAGCATTGTAATGTCTATGTAAACTACCTTGCACAGTTTTTGGTTGCCATGTTTTATCTATTCTGTTTCTAATTCTATTAATAATGCCCATGGCCACACCATGCACTTTAGCAGGTATTCTAAATGATTGTGTTAGTGGTAGGTATTGTCCTTTTAAAGCTATAAAAGAATCTACATCTGCACCAGCCCATTTGTATATGGCTTGGTCATCATCACCTGCAATAAAAGAATCTTCTGTTTTGTTCCAAATAGTTTTTGCCATGTCCCATTGCATTAATGATAAATCTTGTGCTTCATCAATAAATACTACATCAAACTTTGGTGACTTGTCAGACTTTGTAAACTCTGTAATCATGTCATTAAAATCTATTAAGTTATATTCTTTTTTGTATCTTTTTAATTCATTGTCTATAATTTTTAATGTGCTTCGTTCTAAATCTTGTGTGTGTTCGTGTAAATCAAACTGTTGTTCTGGTGTAATGTTTCGTAGTTGTGCTAGTTGTATGATACGTAAATATTCACTGTCAGAATTAAATGCACTGCCTTGATCTTCTTGATAGTCTGCATAAGTTACAGGAAAACCTAGTTTTTTTCCTAAATCTTTGTAATGTCTTTGTTGCATAACTTGATCTTTTTTTATTCCAAGTTTTCTAAATGCTAGTGAGTGTAGTGTTCTAAAATATGGTAAATCATCTTCTGTAAGATTAAATTTTTTTATAGCTCTGTCTCTTGCTTCGTATGCAGCTTTCTGTGTAAATGCAAAGTATCCAACTTTATCTGGATCTGTATTTTTTAAATAGTCATCTACTTTATTTAACAACGTAGTTGTTTTTCCTGTGCCTGGTGGTCCTAATACAATCGTTCTCAAAAAGGTGCCTCCTCTTTTAATACTTTTTGTGTGTATTCATCTGTTTTTTTATCAAATTGTTTTACAACAAACACAGATATTCTTTCTTTACCAATTCGTTTGTCATCACAATTACATGTTTCTTTTAACATTTGTGCTGTACGTGAGTATGGTACATCCCAACGTTTTCTAATTAAAAACTGATTGTAAAATTTATCAAATATAAAATGATGATAACCATCTTTTGTTAATACACCACCACGTTTTAAATCTTTAATATCAGAACCTATGTGTCTATCTAAACAAAACTCTTCTAAATGATTTTGTAATTGATCCTGCGTAGTCACACCTTCTGGTGGATCTATTGGTTCGTGGTTCTTCATCAATGGGTTTATTATCATGTCCCAATCTTTTGGTTTTACTGTTGGTGGTTTAAAATCTAACTGTTCCATACATGCTTCTTGAAATAAACTTTGTTGTTTTAAAAATTTTACATTCTCCAGGTGTAGTCTTTCACCATCTACATTAAGATAGTAGTATGGTTTTTCTAATTTAATTTTTTGTAAGTCAGTCAATGCAGGAAATACTATCTCTTCACCAATACCAAACTTTCTTTCTCTACATAGTTTTTTATCACACAGATTACACATAGGTGTGTCATTACATTTGTATCCCCATTCTTTTTTATCATGTTGTCGTTTAATTATTTCTACTTCAGATTCACTTAATGGTGTTGTTGATGCTGTTGCATTAAACAATGTCATTTTACTTTTCCACTCTGCTGGCCATTTCTTTTTTGCATACACACCAAAGTGAAACATAGAATTGTTACGTCCACCTTCTGGTATTTTATTCATAGCCATAAGTTCTATGCATGGTGGTGCATCAGAATATTCTGATTGTGGTCTTTCTATTTTTATTTTTGTAATGTCTGCCTGTTTGACATTGTTATATATTATGTAAAATTCTTCTAGTGTTGCAGCTGAACCATCATCTTTAAATGCATATCTTGTAGTATTGTCACCATTAAAATATGGTAAGTTTAAAAAGTTACCTGTGTCGTCTGCTGATTTTAATTGAATTTGTTTTGGAAAAACTTCTGATCCGCCGTATCCTAGTAATGTTTTTATTTCTGTTAATTTATCTCTCATTCTTTCTGCTGATACCGATTCGGTTGAAAAGAGAAAGACGTGTGCCCCTCCACTCTTTGACCGACACACAGCCAAAGGCAGTTTAAATTGTTTTATTTTATCTATTAATTTTTTATGGTCAAAACCTGCGTATGAATCTATATCTACACAACCCCACACGCATTGATTGTTTTCGTTAATTGGTATAATACCTAAACTTTGTGTTCCTTGTAAATGCATTTCCCAAAGTTCATCAGTTACTGGTTGACGCACTACAAATGATTGTCCTTTTAATTTGACACCATTCTCTGCAGGTTCACTTACTTTAGTGCAACCATGTGCTCGTTCTAATCCTTTAAATATTTCTTTAAACATATTTTATTAACGGGCGACTCTAGTCTCCCTTCGTCGCCCGCTCCCTAGGAATTAGTATGGTGTATTTGATTTTGATTCGTCAGATCCGTGTTTAACCTCAATTGCACCTTTGCCAACTTTTTCAGCAAAAGATTTTGCAACTTGATAAACACCTTGATCTTGTACCGGACCAACTTTAGACACTTCCCATCCAAACCATGTTCCTTTGTCGTTTGACATTTGAACAGTCTTTAGATTATAAATATGGCTGTAAGTTGGCGGTGTAAACAAACCGTTTTTACCATTCAACTTTAATCCCATCATAATGGAATTCCATTTACGACTAATCTTTAATTGAGTAGCCTTCATAGATATTAAAGCTGTTTGTGGTGACTCACCTAAAACTACTACATAATGATTTGCAGTATTTTCTAAGTAATTACCATTTGGTAAACGATCTTTAAAAGATTTATCTCTAGTAGTTTGACTCATGATATCCGAACTGGCATCATGAATTGCTACTGGTGAACCTTTACCTTCTCCCCTGTCTTGCCACTCTACGTATTTTCTTTCGTAGAATGCAGGTATTACATCTATCCCTTTGGTTCCGTCAAAAATTTCATTTGTAACGGTATTGAGAATCATGCCAGGTTCTGCCCCCTCAACATATTTCCCATCTCTTTTATTTACTTCTGGAGATAGTTGTCCTAACACTTTCAGAAATGGTAATGCAAGATCTTCTTGCGTCATATTCTGAGAGCCTTTATCTGCATCAGCTTCAAACATATTGACAGCTACTGCATTTTCTTTTTTCAATGTTACTTCATTCATCGTTATTGTTTCCTTTTTATTGTTGTTTTATTTCCAACAAATACGTTGAAAATTTCCGTTGGCATTTCTTTACCTGCCTCAATACGCTCACGGACTAACGCTTTGAGAGTCATGGGCTCCACCTTCAACTTTTGTGTCGGTTGAAACCCACGCTCTTCTGCAAGAGCAGCATAATCAGCTGCCTTGTTATCTTCGTTGCGACCAAAAGATACGGATATCTCGTTTTTGATTATATCTCCTAGTCCATTATTACGAAGCCAGTTAAACGCTTTCTCTCTGTTTGCAACAGTGATAGTAGCGCTGTAATGTGGTTTAACATCTACCGAAGATCCATCCATAAGTTTTAAATGAGATAAACCCATTTCACTCATCATAGTTGGAATTA